CTTACTTGACAAATACCCCCCGTCACTTAAAATAAGGTTGGTTATAACAAAAAATATTATTATGAGAGAACCTAGATTTTGGGATGAACACTTAGCTGACCACTCGCTTTGTATACGATTTAAAACTTTGTACCCAGCTATAAAGAAAGAGGTATTAGCATTTTTAAAACAACCCCACGCCTTGCATGACTACCCTCAGTACAAGATATACTACGATGGACAAGGTAAAAACTTATATGACAACATCTGGAAAGCGGCGCCTCTATCTAAGTATGAAGGCGAGTATATAGATACAGAACAAGATACGCCTGAGTCAGCCTATGCTAGAACCGTAGTGGCCTATGCTAAAGAACAGTGTCCCACAATAAATTATTGTATAAAAGAATATGAGGACGAGGGAATATTAAGAAACGCCTTTATATCAAAGCTAGAACCTGGAAGTGTCATACACCCACATAAAGGACGAAGTAATGACTACATGCGAATCCACCTGGGCATACAAGAAGACTTGATGTGTAAGATAACCGTAGATGATGAGACTAGAACTTGGAAGGAAGGAGAGATATTAGCATTTAAAGATGGTGAGCCATTCTTTCATAGTGTTAAACATGAAGGAGATAAGACTAGAATAATATTATCGGTTGATATGCGGTTAGACAGCTTAGGACTAGATAAGACTTGACAACACAAATCAACATGATATAATGTAGTTGAAGTAGTAGTATTATTATTTCCTTTCGTAGTAACTCTCTACTTAAAGCCCGGTAACTCTCTGCCGGGCTTTTCTTTTATTAAGACTGATTCTCATTTCTGCAAAACATTTCACCGGCGGGTACAATGACACTTTTATTAGGAGAACCCCATGCGAGAAAAGTTATTAACAGCGTTAGAAAAACATGCCCTTGGACACATAGAAAAACATCGAATTAATATTGAAGTCTACTTGACAAACCCTGCGGGTATAGGGGAACATAGTGATATTATTGAGACTATAGAAAAAGAGCTAGACGAAATGGCTAGGTATCAAGACCATTTAGATATAATTAAAAAATACTTTTAAAGCTCTTTAGGGTCAAACCCGTACAAGGAGGCAATATGTCGGATGATGGATTTGAAACGTTTATTATCATGGTCGTGGTATTCCTGTTCTTTTGCTTTATAACAGTATAGGTGTGCCATTTCATGAAGTAGTGTTTTACAGACGGTATCAAAGTGACCGTTCTTAGTACTACTAATATAGATAGTATTTTCTTCAGGGGCAAACTCTCCCATAATATCTTTGCGTCGTGTCACTTTAAGTTTAATTTGATGAGCATGAGGCATATTAAGTTTATTAAAGGGTTCCATGCGGCAGAATGTTTTATATAAGAGTTTTAGATTTTCTTCTGTAAGTAAACTCATCTATCCATTACTAACATATAAGCGCCGATATTGGCAAAAGCATAACCAAAGTACATATAACCTAAAGCCATATTACCTTTCCAAAACTGTTCTAAGCTGACTGCGAAATAGATAAGTCCCACTGCAATAATTAAACCTGTACTCAAGACGGAGCCTTTCCAAGCGTCCAAAGATTAATCGGACCAAACTCTAACTCTTTCCATTCTATTTGCATTTGGGATACTTGGGAACGAAGCCCTCGGGAAGTTGAACATAGTCTTGATGTAAGCATGCGGTTGACCACGATTTAAGGTTTCCTTGTATGCATTCTTGGAAGTACTGTGTTGCGTGTGCGCATGACTCAAAGTTACCGATATATTCTCGGCTGTCATCTAAATACAAAACTAATACCCACTCAAACATTTTAACATTATACCCTTTTTTATAAAGTATGTTACAATTCAATTTATTAGCTGCAATTTCAAGGTGTAAACAGCGACACATGACAGAAAATAGAGAACCAATAGTACCTCCAGTTGAAGAAAACATTCCTTTACCTAAAGGAGCTAGAGATGCTTTGCCTGAATTGACTCCACAAGAAGAATTATTAGCAAGAAGTAAAACAATTAAGTTAATTGCGGATCTCAATGGAGAAACTATCGAGCCAACTAAGGATCAAGTTGACGAAGCTACTAAAATGGCTAAAGAAATGATGACTGATAGAGACTTAAAACACGAGTTTGACAACTATCCTAACGAAACAATAGCATTTTTGACGGGATTAGTAGCATCAACTAGTCATATGGTAGTAAAAGACTTGGCAGATATTAAGTTATCAGTAATAAATGGGCTATTACAAGAAGCAGCAACGGCTAAATCATCACGTGAACGCATCTCAGCGTGGTCTAAAATAGGTGAAGTAGACGGAGTTGATGCATTTAAGAAGAAAACTGAGGTTACACACGTTACTAAATCAGGTAAAGAACTTGAAGAAGAGCTAAAAAAGACCATTGAAGAGCTAAAAGGTAAGGTAATCGAAGGCGAAGTAATAGAAGACGATGACGATCAGTAAAAAAGACCTCGATTTACTCGAAAAAGCACTACCAACGATGTCTGAGAGAGATAGACAACGTAATTTAAAGCTATTAATAGAATATAAAAAAGAACTAACTAAAGAACGCGGGTCAAAAAGGTTTTTAGACTTTATTAAACACGTATACCCCAACTATATTATAGGAGAACATCATAGGAAACTGGCTCAACTCTTTGAAGACATCGCTAACGGAAAGAAAAAACGCATTATTGTTAATATTGCTCCTCGACATGGAAAGAGCGAACTCATCTCGTACCTCGCGCCCGCGTGGTTTTTGGGTAAGCACCCGGCTAAGAAGGTTATCATGGCATCGCATACAGCTGACCTTGCAGTTAATTTCGGTCGTCGAGTCCGTAACCTTGTGGGTAGCGACGCGTATAAAGATGTGTTTCCAAATATTGAGCTCCAAGCTGACAGTAAATCAGCATCCCGATGGGGAACCAACTATAATGGGGAGTATTTTGCGATTGGTGTTGGTGGTGCTCTTGCTGGTCGTGGTGCTGACTTGTTTATCATCGACGATCCTCACTCGGAACAAGATGCAAAACTGGGTAAACCAGACGTCTTTTTACCCGCATGGGAATGGTTTCAATCAGGACCGCTACAACGTTTAATGCCTGGCGGTGCAATTATTGTCGTGATGACAAGGTGGTCTAAGCTAGACCTCACAGGACAGATAGTTAACCAAATGGTTAAGAATGATGAAGTAGATGATTGGGAGGTAGTGGAGTTCCCAGCCATACTAGAAACTAAAAAAGGCGAAGAAGTACCGCTTTGGCCGGAGTTCTGGTCTTTAGAAGAATTAAGATCACGTCGTGCTGCATTAGATGTGCGATACTGGAATGCGCAGTATATGCAAAACCCAGTATCAGAAGAAGGGGCTCTGATTAAAAGAGAATGGTGGAACATCTGGGAAAAAGAAACTCCGCCACGTTGTGAATTTACAATAATGACGTTGGACGCGGCTCAAGAAGCTAATAATAGAGCAGATTATAACGCTTTAACCGTATGGGGCGTATTTTTTAACGAAGAAACCAATAATTATAATATAATACTATTGAATGCAATAAAACGGCGATTAGAATTCCCAGAGTTAAAGCAACTTTGCATAGAAGAATATAAAGATTGGGAACCTGACTCCTTTGTTGTAGAGAAAAAATCTAACGGGGCTGCACTTTACCAAGAGTTCAGAAGGATGGGTATTCCCGTTGGAGAGTTTACACCAGGCAAAGGTCAGGATAAGATTAGTCGAGTCAATGCTATATCAGATTTATTTAGTTCAGGCATTGTTTGGGCGCCAGAACATAGATGGGCAAATGAAGTTATCGAAGAATGTAACGATTTCCCATCAGGCGCTAATGACGACTTAGTCGACGCAACAACATTGGCTTTAATGCGTTTTAGGCAAGGTGGATTTATAAGGCTACCCAGTGATGAAGAAGATGATATACCCGGTTTTAGAAGTCCTGCTCAAAAGCGGCTATATGCTGTATAGAGCTGTAAAAATTACAAATTTAATACTTTTAATTACAGTAAATTTGGTAGAAATACAAATTAAAAAATTATTTAGGAAATAATTATGGCAGCAAACGACATAGATAAAGGTTTATCTCAAGCCCCTTTAGGGTTATCTGAAGACGAAATGAAGAAAATGATTGGTTCAGGAATGGAACCAGACATTGAAATTGAGATAGAAGATCCAGAAGAAGTTAGTATTAAGATGGGTGGTATGGAAATTGAAATAGATCCAGATGAAGAGGATGAAGACGATTTCGGTAAAAATTTAGCAGAAGAAATAGATGAAGACTCTTTAGCAAAATTAGCTGATGAATTATTAGAAGATTATGAGAGTGACTTATCAGCACGCCGTGATTGGTTAGATACATATGTTGATGGTTTAGATTTACTAGGACTTAAATTAGAAGATAGATCAGAACCATGGGAAGGAGCATGTAAT